ATTTTCGACTATATTAAAAATAGTCTTAACTTTGACCAATTAATTTACGAATTTGGAAACAAAGAGAATCCGGATTGGGTTCACGTGAGTTACAAAAGTAATGGGAATCAGAGGAAGCAAGTGTTACGAGCCACAAAAATAAATGGCAAGACAACATACGCACCATATGATAGAAAAAACTAAGAGAAGAAGATTATTTTTTGACATAGAGGTAAGTGCAAACATTGGTTTATTCTGGCAGTCTGGATATAAACTGAATATTGGACCGGAAAATATAATAAAAGAGAGAGCAATAATTTGTATTTGTTATAAGTGGGAAGATGACCGGACTGTGCATTCTTTAAAATGGGATGCAAAGCAGGATGACAAAAAGTTGTTACAGCAGTTTATAAAAGTAATTAATGCGAGTGATGAAGCAGTAGGTCATAACGGAGATAGATTTGATTTATCTTGGATTAGAACACGCTGTTTATTTCATAAGATAGATATGTTCCCTAACTATGTTACTATTGATACTTTAAAAATAGCAAGGCAAAAGTTCAGATTTAACAGCAATAAGTTAAATTACATTGCAGACTTCTTAGGGATAGGCGAAAAGATTAAGACAGACTTTGGACTTTGGAAAAACATAATGTTAAATAAAGACCCAAAGGCAATGGCGGATATGATTAAGTACTGCCAGAAAGATGTGGTGTTACTTGAAAAAGTGTATAAGGAGTTAGCAAAACATACTGTAGCAAAAACGCATTACGGAGTTATATTTGGGCAAGACAGAGGAAGTTGTCCAGAGTGTGGAAGCGATAGTTTAAAGATACAGAACAGGAGGGTTTCAGCAAGTGGGGTAAGAAAGATACAGTTCCAATGTACTACCTGTGGAAAACATAATACTAAAATAGAAAAGTAATGTTACCTAAGAAACTTAACAAGATGAATATAGACGAGCAGGAAGCGTATATAGTACACAGGCTAAATGAATTGTACATCAAAGAAAAGTTGTACAGGATTGCACTTGCTAAAGTTAGAGGTAATGTAAAAATAGATATATCAGAGATTGACAGACCAGATTTAATGTTAATGAAAGTTGAGGATTAAAATTAAATATACTAAACTTGGAAAACAAAAAGCGTGGGGAATGGCTGACTCGGATGGGTTGGTACTTCTTGACAGTAGGCTTAAAAGTAAAAAGCACCTTGAAATATTATTACACGAATGTCTGCATATTTTATACCCTAAAAATTCAGAAGAAGAAGTAGTTGAAAAGTCTATTATTTTAACTAATACTTTGTGGCACGAAAAATATAGAAGAATTGAAGATAGTGAAACAGTACCTTTGCAGGATGGCAGCTTATGAAGAAACATACAAAACTATATTTTGATTATTTTGGTTATACTAAAGATTGCTTTGTTGCCTGTGAAGTATGCGGTGCTAAAGCTGTTGACATTCATCACATTGATTGCAGGGGTATGGGTGGCAGCAAGAGTAAAGATGAAATCAAAAATCTAATGGCTGTGTGTAGAGAATGCCATTTAAAGTATGGGGATAAGAAAGAGTTTATGGAACTCTTAAAAGAAACACATTATAAATTTATGGACTACTATGGAAAGAATTACTGATAAAGAATTTCTACAGGCTGAACTTGATATGGGCATTAGCTTTGATAATCCAAACTTTGTTAATCTGGCTAACAACACAGCAGAACAGGTAAAGGGATTAGGTAATACAGTTCTTGACTATGGTGCTGGAACAGGGGTTTACTCTGATGCTTTTTACAGGGCAGGTTTTGATGTATCTATATATGAAATATTTGAAGCACATTGTGAATACATTAGAGAAAAAGCACCACACCTTAAAATAGTAAAGAAACCTATCACTACAGATATAATGTCTTTTATAGAGGTAGCAGAGCATATGACAGATAAAGAACTTAACTCTTTATTTAAAAAGATTGAGCCGAATTATATTTTATTCTCCTCAACAAGTGAAAGTAAGCCGGGATGGGATGAATCTTGGGGGCATATAAACATTAAGGAACAAACAGAATGGGATGCGTTCTTTAAAGTCTATGGTTACAAAGTAGAAAAACAATTATCAATACCTACACCTTGGGCAAAGATTTATAGTAAAAATATAGCTTGACAAATGTCAAGTAAAGTGAACAAATAACTTGACAATGGCAAAACAAACAGATAGCAGTAAAACAACATTTGGTAAAAGAAAAAGAGGGATAGCTAAAAAATCATTTAATAAACACAGTCCAAGACCTAAAAAATATAAAGGTCAAGGAAGATAAAACAATAAACTATGGCGGTAAAAAACTTAAACCCAGTTACAGGCATAATGGATTTTAAAACATTCTCAAAGAATCCTATTGTAGCTACATTATTTTTAGTACTTATAGCAATATCTTATTTATACATTGATGTTAAATCTACTTTTAAAGAACAAATAGTATCACAGAATGCTAAAGTTATTAAATTAGAAGAAAAAGTTGATGTGATGCAAATACTTCTAAGGAGGACAGATTCTTCATTAGCTGCTGCCACAACTAAATTAAGTACATTGGAACAATTAGGTAAAATTCAAATGATTAAATAATGAAGTACATATTTTTATTACTATTAACAGGATGTAGTTTGTCTGCTCAAAACGATAGTAATGAGCAAAAGAAAGATGCTGAATATCAAAAGTTAATTAATGATGTAAAGAATAATCACAATACCTTTAACAGAGTACAGGCTAAAGCCAAAGCAAAAGAAACTAAGTTAGTGTATCAAGCAATAAGTAAAATAGCAATTTTAAGTGAAGAAGTGAAAAGCCTTAAAAATGATATAAGTAAAATAAAGGTAGATACAATATACATACACGATACGATACAGATTAAAGAGAAAAAGAACTTTTGGGGTAAAACAAAAGTAGACACTACAAATAATTAATATATGAAAAAGTTATTTAATTGGTTAGCAGGATTTTTCAGTTCAGAAAGTGGTACATCAAGTAAAAGACTTGTAGGCATTATAGGTGCTTTTGTTCTGTTCTTTACTATGTTCCATAATTCAAGGTCTGAAAGCCACTTTGTACCTGCTGATTCTTTAGTATGGGCAACCTTTGCACTAAGTGCTACTGCACTTGGACTTACAACTATTGAATCAGTAACAGATTTAATTAAAGGATACAAAGAAAAGAAAGATAGCTAAACTATATTTAATGATAAATCAGAACGAAATTATAGAGGTCAAGGTAGGGGAAATTAAAGCTAACCCCAATAACCCAAGAATTATTAAGGATGATAAGTTTAAGAAGCTGGTTAAATCCATTCAGGACTTCCCAGAGATGCTTAAATTACGACCTATTGTAGTTAATGATGATATGGTTGTTCTTGGTGGTAATATGCGTTTAAAGGCTTGTAAAGAAGCAGGACTGAAAATGATACCTATCATTAAAGCTAATCAATTAACAGAACAGCAACAGAAGGAATTTATAGTTAAAGATAATGTAGGGTATGGGGAATGGGATTGGGATGACCTTGCTAATAATTGGGATGCAGAGCAGCTTACTGATTGGGGATTGGATATAGGTGGGTTTAGTAATGTAGAAGATTTAGGAGAATCATTTACTTTACCAGATGGAGATAAGGCACCATTCCAACAAATGACATTTACATTAGCAGACCAACAGGCAGAGGTTATTAAAAATGCTATAGATGAAATAAAGAAAACAGATGAATACAAATACTGTGAAACGTTTGGTAATGAGAATAGTAACGGAAATGCTTTATATTTGATTGTAGCTAATATAACTAATCAAAGGTAGTGAGTAGAGTAAAAGAAATTATAATTAAAGTTATAGCAAGTAAGGTTGCAAATGAATTTGTTAAATTGCATCATTATTCAGGTAAATTTGTGCCTAATAGCACAATACATTTTGGTTGTTTTTTAGATAATAAATTACACGGTGTTTTAAGTTATGGTAATTCAATGGATAAAAGCAAAGTTGGTGCGACAGTAAATAATACAGGATGGAATGAATTTATAGAATTAAATAGAATGGCATTTGATGATTATTTGCCAAAATATAGTGAAAGCAGGTGCATAGCAATAACAATAAAAATGATAAAGAAAAATGCACCACATATTAAATGGATTATCAGTTTTGCGGATGGAAGTCAATGTGGGGATGGAACAATTTATAGAGCAAGTGGATTCCATTTAATAGGAATAAAAGAAAATAAACAAATATTAAATTGGGGTGGTAAAATAGTAGCAAAGAAAACATTAGATAATAAAAACTACCCATCAATAAATGGTAAATATTTTAGCAGACATTTATTAGAAACAGGAGAAGCAAAACCAATAGAAGGGTTTCAACTTAAATATATATATTTTATTGATAAATCAAAAACAATAGATTTAAATGTTCCAATTATACCATTTAGTAAAATAGATGAAATGGGTGCAGGAATGTATAAAGGCGAAAAGATAAGTTTAGAAGATAGAAAACAGGCGGATGTAGCATAATGGTAATGCGTTCACTTTCCAAGTGAAAGAAGGCGGTTCGATTCCGACCTTTCCGCTCAATTTAAAATTATGGCAAAAGAAGATTTAATACCATACGTTAAAGGACAGAGCGGTAACCCTGCAGGTAGACCTAAGAAGTATGTCAGCCTACTAAGAGATGCAGGATATAAACTTAGTGAGATAAATGATACAATACAGGTAATGATGGCAATGGACTTAGATGAGTTGAAATCTGTGTTTGATAACCCAAAGGCTACCATACTTGAAAAGACAATAGCTAATGCAATGCGTAAGTCATTACAGAAAGGTTCGCTGTATAGCCTTGAAACACTTTTAACAAGGGTATATGGTAAGCCAAAGGAACAGATGGATATTACAAGTGATAATAAAATAGAAGTAGTATTTGTAAGGGGTAAGACCATACTATGATAATTGAAGTACCTGAAGCACATATTAACCAAGACAAAATACTTGACTGTGAAGCAAGGTTTATTGTGGTTATGTGTGGCAGAAGGTTTGGTAAATCGGAACTATCCCAGATAAAGATTATAACAGAAGCAGTACAGGGAAAACAGATAGCCTACATAACACCTACATACTCCCTTGCTAAAGTTTTCTTTAATAGATTAATACACGCATTACCTTTCTTAAATAATAAGTCAGACCTTAAACTTAGTTTTCCTAATGGTGGTTCAGTTGAGTTTTTTACAGGGGAAAGATTAGATAACCTAAGAGGTAGAAAGTTTCATTGGGTAATTATAGATGAAGCATCATTTATACCTAACCTTGAACAGGGGTGGCTTAATTCAATCAGACCTACATTAACAGACTACAAAGGCAGGGCATTATTCCTATCAACTCCCAGAGGTAAAAATTATTTCTATTCCTTATTTATGAAAGGCGGAGAAGATGGATGGGAATCATTTAAGTTTACTACATACGATAATCCATACATAGACAGTACAGAAATAGATGAAGCCAGAACACAGTTACCTGCAGCGGTCTTTGAACAGGAGTATATGGCTAACCCTATGGAGAATGCAGCTAACCCTTTTGGTAGTGAGCATATCAGAGCCTGTATCAGACCAATGAGTTACAACGAGCCTGTATGTTACGGCATTGACCTTGCCAAGTCTTATGACTTTACAGTTATCATAGGACTTGATTTGAACGGCATTGTCTGCTATTATGAACGATTCCAGATGGATTGGTCTACCACAAAACAAACCATCCTTAAACTGCCTAAAAAGCCTATTGTAATAGATTCCACAGGTGTAGGAGACCCAATCTTTGAGGACCTGCAAAGGGAAGGTCTACAGATTCAAGGGTTGAAGTTCACACAGGGCAGTAAGCAACAGCTAATGATAGGTCTGCAGACAGCTATCCACACGCAAAAGATAGGCTACCCAGATGGGGAAATAGTCAGGGAGTTAGAAGTCTTTGAATATCAGTATTCTGCAACAGGGGTAAAGTACTCTGCCCCCTCTGGCTTTCACGATGATTGCGTTATGGCATTATCTTTGGCGTGGCATAATATGAACTTCAAGGCAGGTTCTGGTAGGTATAACTTTCTGTAAACCATTGATTTACAATATATTATCAAATAAATGTAACATTGTTGCAAAAATAGTTTAAAAATAGTTGTATAAATATTTGGTGTTATTAAAAATAGGTGTATATTTGAATAACAAAACCACTACACAATGACAACTTGTATTAAATGCGGACAAAGTATAAATGAGGTTATTTTAATTAATGGCTTACCATATGGTACTACTTGTGCCGAAAATATTTTAGGTATTAAGCAATTTCCTTCTTGGTTTAAAGGTGGGGATTGGGATGAAGCCCAAAAGCAGCAGAATGAAAGTCAGCTAAAGAATGCGATTGAAAAAGACAGAGTTGAAAATATTACTCGGGGATGCTGGTCTGAATGGGTTGCTTTATCTAAGATATCTCATAAATCATATTCGATGGGTAACAATTTTATGATTGATTTTACAGAATCAATTATAAATCGTTTAGGGTATTGGGGTTCTATTTCAAGTTCTTTATGCAAGTATAATACAATGGATGAAGCTAAAATTAATCATAAAGAATGGATGGGTACATTCCCACAGATGTATAGAGTGCCTATGACCATTGATTCTCTTTCTGATAAGCAGCTAAATATCTTGAATAAATATTTATAAAAAACAAGGGGAGCAGCATCCTATCAACTGCAAATAACCATCTAAAATAAACACAATGATTTATGAAATCAGAACCAAGAAAGAAGTTATCAGACCTTACCACAGCAATTACAATAAGTATATGCAGAAGAAGATAATGGAGGTCTATGTAGGTGTTATCAATCCGTACGGAGATTATATGATAATGGACTGCACAGCTGAACACAATGCGATATACCATACAGAAAATGAATTACCACAGGTAGAAAAGATACTACAGAAAGAAGGCATCATTTACACTATAAACAAAATAAACAATGGAAAACTTAACAAACAAACAAGCAGCAGTAGGGTTAACAATAATTTTAATTCTGATACTTCTGGCGGACAACTTTTAGAGTGCGACATATGTGAAGGCACAGGGTGGTTAGATATTAATCATACCTGCCCAAAATGTGAGCCATAATCTATTGTTATATCAGAAACTTTATTTAACTTTACAAAAACCATCTACAATGTCAGAACAATACTACAACGAAAAAAGAAAGACTATTGAGTTACAGGGTCAAGTACATAGATTATGTTTATTAGTTAATTACATTAACACAATGCTTACTCCAGAAAATAAACAGAAGGCATTAGAGATGGTGGATAACTGCTATCTAACAGAGGAAACAAAACAACAATTATATGATTCACGAATTACTGAAAACAGAAAGGACAAAGCAAGGACTAACGCAGAAACAACTTGCCGATAAAGCAGGTGTTAGCTTCGTATCTATTAACCGGATTGAAAAAGGAAACCTACCCAGAGTTTCTGTCATCAATCAAATCTTTAAAGCACTTGGAAAAGACCTACAATTTGTTATTGCAGATTCTGCTCTGGTCAATTAAGCTAACTGCTTACACGATGATTCTAATAATAGCCTTGCCAATTATATTGGTAGGGTTATTTTTAGAGTTAAAGGAATGGTCTGATAACATTCATTATTAATAATACTAATATGACTTGGGAAGATATTAACTTATTTAAATATCAAAGGCTGATACCCGTTCTTCAAGAAGGAGAAAACATAGACCAATACTCGAAGATAATTGGCATCCTTTATGATATGACAGATAACGAAGTTAATAGCTTGTCAATATCTCAATACTTAGATTTAAAAGCAAAGGTTAACTTACTTTTAAACACAGACATCAAAGGTCAACCTGTTAAGTACATTAAGTTGAAAGGTAGAAGGTATAAGTGCATTTATGATATAAGGAACTTACCTGCTGCCAGATACATTGAAACAAAAGTATTTAGCGAGGACTTTATAGGGAACATTCATAAGATAGCTGCATCAATGGTAATGCCTATGAAGAAAACCTTATTTGGGTGGAAGGTAGATAAATACGATGCCAGTAAGCACGATGTGTACGCACAGGATATGTTGGAGGCAAGGTTCGTAGATGTGTATCAGAGTGCAGTTTTTTTTTTAAGTGTTTATCTGAATTGGATAAAAGTTTCGCAGGACTATATGATACAGGAGTTGAGCAAGACAGTAACCCATTCGGTAGCAGTAAAGGAGGTAGCAGATTTGTTGAAGTTTATGGATGGCATTATACCATATACGAAATTGCCAAACTCAACAATCAAGCGGTTAACGAGGTCTGGGATATGAAAACTTTAGAATATTTAAACACGATGGCATATATAAAAGCTTTGAGGGATTATCAGAAATGAGGTATTTAGACTTAGATGTACTTGTGCATAACGATTCAACTAAGTTAATGGACAGCTTGGATATGGACTTTGACTTAGAAACCTGTGATATTAAAACAATAAGGTTATATGACATTAGTTTTATAATGCCATACGAGCAGAACGGAATAGACTATACACAGATATTTGTTAATGGTAATTCTTTTATGAGTCCATTAGATTATAACACATTTAAGAAGTTGGTTACGGTGTTTGGTTAAATAAAGGCAGGTGTCCTTTTACCCTATGCTTCGGTGTAGGGTTTTTTTTGTCAGTTATTTTAGCCTTAATCTCACATTTATAGGTGTGAGCATATCCAAAGAACAAGCTAAAGCATTCGCTAATAACTTCCTGCAGACATTAGGTAGCAGTCAATACGACAAAGACCCAAAGGTAGGCGGAGTTATTGAAGCTATGCTTTTGCAATATGGTCTGGAGTGGAACAAGGAAGCTAAAAAGAACCTTGAAAAATCTAAGGCTATAAGTTCTGGGGCATTGGCAGACATCTCTGTTCCCAGAGTTTACCCAACGGCTACAGGATATACATTAGAGTTAGGATATCCTTTGAACAGCGCACAGGCAGGATACTATGATTTTGTAAATAAGGGTGTGCAGGGTGTAGGAGGTGGTACAAAGCCCAAGAAGGCATCTGGAACTTATAAGTATAAAACGGCTTACCCTAACAAGAAGATGGCCTTAAGCATCCTGTTATGGCTTCGTAAGGCTAACCTATCAGTTAGGAACGTAGGCAAACCAACAACAGGACTTGAAAGGAAAAGAAAGAAGTTAGCAAAGATGGTAGGGGATGCAGAGAATAAAAAGAAGTTAGCCTACGCTATCTCTACTAACATAAAAAAGAATGGTCTAAGGGCAACATACTATATCG